TCAACTCAACTCAACTCAACTCAACCCGATAGGAACAACAGATATGAGTGTCAACGTCACCACCGGCCCCGCGACCCTGTCCTGGCCCCACCTGACCGAGCTGGAGGTCCGTAACGGCAACAGCAAGCCGAAGGTGTCCACAGCCGTCTTGGTCCCCAAGAGCGACACGGCCACCATCGAGGCGCTGAAGGCCGCCGTGCGCGAGGCCGCTACGGAGAAGTGGGGCACCAAGGTCCCGAAGAACCTGCGCACCCCGCTCAAGGACGGAGACAACAGCGACTATGAGGAGCAGGCTGGCCACATCACCTTCAACGCCTCCTCGATTCGCCGCGCCCCGATCGTGGGTACCGACCTCCTTCCGCTCTCCGACGAGAGGATCGCCGAAGAGGTCTACGGCGGCCAGAAGGCCCGCGTCGCAGTCCGCGCCTTCGCCTACGAGGTGGACGGGTCCAAGGGGGTTTCCTTAGGACTCCAGATGGTCCAGATCCTCGGCGGCGGCGAGCGCTTCGGCAGCGGTGCTGCGTCGGCCGAGAGCCTGTTCGGACCCGCCCAGCCGTCTATCAGTCAGCCCGCGGCTGACGAGGACCCCCTCGCCGGTCTGGTGTGAGGCCCGAGACCCCGGTAGAGCGGGCGCTGGTCGCAGCGGTCAGCGCCCGCGGGGGGCTGGCGATCAAGCTGGCCCCCACGATGCGTGGGCTCCCCGACAGGCTGATCCTCCTCCCGAACGGGGAGATGCGGCTGGGCGAGCTCAAGGCCCCAGGCGAGACGCCGCGGGAGTCGCAGATGATGGTCCACCGACACCTAGAAGCCATGGGCCACCCAGTCACCACAATCGACACAACAGAAGGGGCGAGGAGATGGGCCGAGAAGCACGTGACGCGGTGAATCACCCCAGCCACTACGCCGAAGGCTGGTCCAACGGCGCTGAGGTCATCGACATCACGGAGAACCTGAACTTCAACCGCGGGAACGCGGTCAAGTACATCGCCCGGGCAGGGCGCAAGGACGCAATGAAGACCATCGAGGACCTGAAGAAGGCGAGGTGGTACATCGACAGGGAGCTGAAGAGACTAGGGGATGCGTGAGTAAGTGACGAATCCCCCGGGCCGCAGAACTTGCGGACACCGGGGGATTCGTCATATTCTGTAGCCATGCCAAACCTGTACCTCGACACCGAGACATACTCCAGTATCGACATCTCGGCCGGCGCGCACCGCTACGCTGAGAGCCCTGAGGCCTGCATCACTCTCGCAATGTGGGCGCTCGACGACGAGCCCGTGAAGATCACCGAGGGGCCGACCACTGAGGGCCACGACCCGGCGCTGTGGGGGGAGTTCCTCGACCTGGTCCAGGACTGCGACATCACCAAGGTGGCCCACAACGCCGCCTTCGACCGAATCCAGATCAGCGCGTACACCCACGGTCGCGCAACCGGCACGTACCTCGACCCCGCAGAGTGGGTAGACACCATGCACTGGGCCTACCTACTCGGCCTCCCGGGCTCGCTGAAGGGGCTTGCCGAGGTGCTGAAGTGCGACGACAAGGACACGGCCGGGACGCTCCTTATCAACCGCTTCGCCAAGCCGCAGCCGGCGACCAAGACGTTTCGCGGCGGCCGCCGGCTGCCGGGCGATGACCCCGATCGGTGGGCCGAGTTCCGCGCCTACGGCATCCAGGACGTCGAGGTTCTCCGTCAGGTTCACCGAGCGCTGGAGCGTGAGTGGCTGGCCGTCGCTCGGAGCCCCTTGCCGTACGAGCGCACTATTGAGCGCGCCGTCGAGCTCACCGCCGAGAAGATCACGGACGCAGGCCTGCCCCTCGACGTCGAGCTGCTCCACGCGCTCCAGCGCTGCGAGGACGACAACGTGCGCGCCCAGGCAGAGGAGCTGAAGCGGATCACCGGCCTCGCGAACCCGAACAGCACCGCCCAGCTCCACACTTGGTTCGCGTCGAAGGGGATCAGCCTCCCCGATCTTCGCCGCGGGACCGTCGAGCCCCTGGCCACGGATGAGTCGCTGCCGGCCGAGGTGCGCCGGGTCGCCGAGCTTCGGGTGGCGTCCGCGCGTGTCGCGGGTAAGAAGCTCGCGGCCGCCGAGCTGCGGCGGGGTGCAGGAGACCGAGCCCGCGGGACTCTCCGCTACCTCGGCGCGCACACCGGACGCTGGAGCGGTAGCGGCTTCCAGCCGCAGAACCTCCCCCGGGAGCAGCTGCCCAAGGGCGAGACCGTTGACGACGTGCTCGACAAGTGCCTGCTTGGCGATCCGGTCAGCCCCGTGGAGGTGGCGGCATGCGTGCGCTCGGTCATCACCGGCCCCCTGATCGTCTGCGACTACACCTCCATCGAGGCCATCGTGCTGGCCTGGCTCGCCGGCGAGCAGTGGGTCCTCGACGCCTACGAGGCCAAGCGGGACCTCTACGTCGAGACCGCATCGCGCATGAGCTCCGCCGTCGGACACGAGATGACTCGCCAGGAGGGCAAGACCGCCCTGCTCGGCTGCGGCTACGGTGCGGGGCCGAACGGCCTGAGGGCGTTCGCCGGCGACGGCCCGAGCGACGAGGCGCTTCAGGCCCAGGTGGATGCGTGGCGCCAATCTAACCCCCACATCACGGCGCTGTGGGGCCAGCTCGGCCGCGAGTTCCGAACCGGTGGAGACCGCATCGTCGCTGGGCGGGACTCCTTCGGTCGGGCTTTCCGCCGGATGCTCCTGCCGAGCGGCCGGACCCTGATCTACCGGGGCATCCGCGCCACACAGGACCGCTGGGGCCGCCCGTCAGTGGCGTTCTGGGATGTGCGCCGTGGGATCGCCGTCGAGACGTTCGGCGGCCGCCTGACGGAGAACCTCGTGCAGGCCGTGGCACGCGACTGCCTGGCATCAGCGATGGTGCGGCTGGACCGAGCGGGGTTCGAGATCGTGGCCCACGTACATGACGAGGTGCTTATCAAGGGCCCGTCGGAGTGGTGGGACTACTCGGCTGGAGAGCCGTCCGCCGCCGGAGTCGAGGCGTTCCGCAGGGTCCGAGACATCATGAGCGCCGATCTGCCGTGGGCGCCGGGGCTGCGCCTGCGCGCCGCCGGCGGAGTCGTGGATCGCTACAGGAAGCTTACGGACGCGGATGAGCTTGACTAGACGCAGAACATCTGTGTACCTTTGTGACAACCCCAACCAGAGAGGAACCTCGATGGAGACCTACAGTCTCACTCATGCAGAGACAGAACTCAGAAAACACCTCGACCTGAGCAAAGCGAGGATTACGCGGACGGACAGGGCTCTTGTGGTCCTCTGCAAAGGGAAGAGCGGCACAAGCACGGTAGAGCGCGCCCTGACTCTACACTGCAGCGGGCGGTGGGAGCTCTCCGGATACCCTTCGTTCGGCGCCTCTGCAAGGATCATCGCGAACAGGAAACCGGTCCGAGAAGGTAACAGGCTACCTAATCGAGACCTGCGGAAAATCGTCTCCGTACTGCGTCAGGCGGCGGCATGAAGCGCCAACTCAGCCCAATCGCCGTCGAGCATGACGAGCGCGCCACGGCAGAAATCTGTGACCATCTCGAGGACCTCGCCTGCCACCGAGGCCAGTACTACCCCCGAGACATGAGGCGAATCGCTGAACCGCTTGGGGCCAAGACAGGCAACCTGTCCGAGCGCCTCGCTCGCCGGCCCGAGTGGACCATCGGGGAGGTGTTCGCCCTGGCCGATGCGGGGCTCCTCCCTGGGTCGCTGCGGAGCCGCATCGCTTTGGCGATGGGAGCCTCGGACGGTGAAGCGATCAGCCACGAGGTGTCCCTCGACTACAGCAGTGCGAGGAACGCCATCATCGTCCTCGACCGTGGACGCGAGGTCGGCGTCGCACGGTTTCATACCCGACTGTCCGACGCAACCGCAAGGCTCGTCCGCGGAATCTGCAAGATCGCGGGGGTGAAGAGATGAGGGTCCTCTCCCTTTGCAGCGGATACGGCGGCCTGGAGCTCGCACTGGACGTCCTGTTCCCGGGTCGGGTGTCCACCGTCGCAGTGTGCGACAACTACGCTCCCCCGCGGGTGGGTGACGGACCTCGGACTGAGCATCTCGGATCAGCGCCGGCTCCTGGGAAACGGTGTGGCCCCCGCGCAAGGGGCGCTCGGCATCTACCGATCCCTCACTGAAACGATCAACGACTAACCTTAGAAGACATGCAACACATCACGGTTTTTCACCTGCCCAATTGCCAGCCCTGCCGACTCACTATGAAGATGCTCACTAAGATCGGCGCCGCCTACGTCAGCCGCCCACTCGGCGATGGCTCCCCCGAGGCCGAGCGAGTCCTCAACAATGCTCGGGCGCTCGGCATGACCTCTGCACCCATCATCGAGGTGCGAGACGAGTACGGCGTCCTGACTCGTACCATCAGCGGGTACGACCCCAAGGCTCTGCGGGAGATCGCCGAGGTTTCGCGGTGACCCCCCTCGATGAGGCGATTATCACCAACGACCTGCTGCCCCGTGAGCAGCAGCGGACCAACCAGGAGATCGCGGACGAGTTCAGCACCTCCGAGGCGTCGGTGCGCCGCCACCGCGCCAAGCTGAAGCGCCGCGGCGCTCCCAGCCAGAACCACGACGCATTCTTCAACGATGTCCCCGTGGACGCCATCGTGCAGCGGGGGAAGACCATCCGGCTCCCAGATGGTTCCTACGAGAAGATCACGTGGAAGCCGGGCGCCGTCGAGATGGCCGAGGCCAAGCGCCTGTCCTACGACGACCTGCTGCCCGTGCTCGACCGCGAGCCAGAGGTGTGGGAGCGTGACCCGCTGGCCCCGGAGAAGCACGCCGTGCTCTGTCTGGCGGACCTCCAGATCGGCAAGGTCGGCTCCCGAGGCGGAACAGCTGAGACGGTCGCTCGTGTGCGCAGCGCCGTGCGGTCCTTCAAGGCATCGATCCAGGGGGGCGGCCTGTCCACTCTCGTGCTGGCTGACGTCGGTGACGTCACGGAAGGGTTCTGGAACGTCAGCAGCCAGGCCCAGACCAACGACATCGCGCTCACCACCCAGATCAGGGTCGCTCAGCGCATCCTTGCTGAGACGGTGGCCGAGCTCGCGCCGTTCTGCGGCCGGCTCGTCTACGTATCAGTGCCGTCCAACCACTGCCAGGTCCGCACCGGGCTCGGCAGGGGTAAGCAGGCTAACGCCCCTTATGACGACTTCGGGCTGATGGTCTCGGAGAACGTCGAGGACGTCGTGGCTGGCCGGCCTGGGTTCGAGCACGTCGAGTTCGCGCGGCCGCTGCCACACGAGGAGTCCGTGACCGTGGACGTCGGAGACACCTCTGTGGGCTTCACGCACGGCCATCTGGCGGGCCGGCAGTCCAAGGTGGGGGATTGGTTCAGGGGCCAGGCGTTCGGCCGCAGGAGCGGCTTAGAGCGTGCCCACGTGCTGGTCCACGGCCACTGGCACAACTTCGGCGTGAGCCAGGTCGGGGACGGTCGGTGGGTGATCTCCTGCCCGTCGGCCGATCGTGGGTCGGACTGGTGGACGAACGTCTCCGGCGACTCAACGGCGTCCAGCGTCCTGAGCTTCGAGGTGAAGGGGGGCGACGCGCTGGCTTGGCGCCTATGGTGACGAGCATCATGTAAGCACGGCGGCTCCATATGTTGTGCAGCCGCCGTGCTCGTGCATATAGTTGAGCCATGGCAAACGACACGCTTCAGATCATGCAGACGATGGACATGGTCCTCAGGTACGAGGGGGAACTGGTCCGCGAGGGCGGGCACGTGGTCGGCATCAAGCCGAACCCCCTCAGCTGCTCCGTGTTCTACGCCGAGGTGCTGGACAACGGCTCCGTCTCCTTCAGCATCCGCACCGGGGACACCATCGACGCCCACGGTGTCATCCCAGACCTCACGTACAACGGCTACGACTACTTCGCCGACCTCCTTCAGGACATCGACTCCAGCCACCGCGGCTGAACCGAAAGGAAACCGCCCATGCGCACCAACGACCTCGACCGCGAAATCATCAACCAGAACGGTGACTTCATCCTCGGCACCAGTCTCGCCGGCTGGGTGCTCGGCCTCGCGCTCTGCACCACGATTCTCATGCTAGCCGCTGCGCCGACCCCCATCACCCAGGTCTTCGCCCTCGGCACCCTGATCTCGACACTCGTCCTGAGCGCCTGGCTCGCCCGCCGCCTGCGGAAGAACCACTAAGTCAACACAGTCAGTACCAGACAGAGAAAGGAGCAGCGATGCTGTCTAACGCCGTCCTTGTGGCCCTCGCCGTCTTGAGTGTCCTCGTCGCTTTCGAGCTCATAGTGTTCATCGGCGTCCTCATCGTGGTTAGGTCTATCGCCAAGGAGGTCGATCGCAAGAACTAAGCGCCGACGTACCTCATCAGGCCGAGGGGCCCACCGTACTAAATCAGTGCGGTGGGCCCCTCGTTCACAGGTACTTCTCTATCTCGTGCGGCGCCTCGGGCGGCGTTTCGTCTGTGATTGTACGGGACCACCGGAGTACGCGCCCGGCATAGTCGATCGCAATCCACTTCACGGAATGCGCCTCCCGCTCCGACTCGACGGCCTCGTCACGGCGGGACTCGGCGACGGCGATGGACTTCTCCAGGGCCTCCACACGGTCAGCAAGGTGCTGCACCGTAATGTCCAGCACCTGCACCTTGCTCGCCTCACGCTGAGACCTGCGCGTGAGCGACGCACCGCCCATGGCCGCCGCGGCAGCTACGATCGCCGTCAGCAGCGGCACGACGTGCGGAGTAACCTCTACGACATCCATCGACTCACCACACAATCTCCCCAGACCTGTGGGGCTCAAACGGGGCCTCCCCTGGAGGCGGTGACGGCTGGTCCGAGGACCACACATCGAGGCCGTCGCCAAAGTCCTGCCACTTGCTTACTCCGCCGGCGGCGCCCTCGATCTCCACGATGCGGGCGCCCTTCACGAGGACGGACACGGAAGCGCCGGGCTCGCCAGAGACGTGGACGACGAACTTGTCCTCCCCCTTCTCCAGCCGCCCTCCCGAGGCGCCATGCCCCGCCGAGGTGAACACGCACCAGGGTGCCTTGCGAGACGCGATGGCCGGGACGTAGTCCGGAAGCTCCCACACGGCCTCGCCGTCGGCGTCGAGCGTGACCACGTTCCAGTACTCGATGCCGTCGAACGGCGACTCGGTGCACTTGTGCTGAAGCAGCTCGCCGCCACGGGCCTCCGACATCTTCGGCACGTGCATGGAGAACTTCTTGGTCTTCCCCGTGGAGGTGAACCCGTCGCCGTGGATCCAGGCGTAGTTGCCGCCGCTGCGGGACCACAGGTACGCGCCGCCGTTGTCCCCATACGCATACCCCAGTGACTTGCCACCCCCGATGCTGGTGATGTGCCAGAAACTCCACGCGGCCGTGACGCCGTTGAAGTTGTTCGACGACCCAGCGTGGAAGTATGCCTCGCCGCGCTGCCCGGCAGTGAAGATCCGAGTCTCGTTGAGATCATTCTTCAGGGAGATACCACCCTGCCCGTTCCGGATCTCAAGGCGGCGGCTGTTGACCTGCATGTCGATCTCGTCGGTAGCGACCTTGAATGCGGCGAAGTCGCCGCCCCACCCGAAGTGCCTGTTACCGAGGGTCAGCTGCCCAGTGTTCCAGTACCCCTCAGATGGCGGAGCGACCACCGTCTGAAGCTCGCCCTTCTCGTTCTGCTTGAGGAAGACGCCGCCGGGGAGCCTCAGCGGGCGGTTGGTCCTGTTGAAGATGATACCCATGCCGTACCGGGTCCCATCGTTATTATTGGCCACCACGTCCGACCACGTCGCGTACGACCACTCGTCGTTCGAGTAGATCGACCCCTTGATCTCGATGTCCCCACTGGCGGCGTCGATCTTGAACTTGTCTGTAGCCCCGTCTGCGGACACTAGCCTCAGCCCGTTGCTGTCCATCACGACCCGGCCCCTGCCATTTCCGGCGGTCTGGATCGTGGCGCCGGAAATGAGCTGCCCGTTCATGGTGCCGAGGTCGATCCTGTTGGCCTTGAGCTTGTCGAACACACCCTCGCGCGCGGTCACGATCTGGGACCACAGCTTCTTGACCACGGCCTCGTCGAAGTCAGCGGACCCCGCTATGATCTGGTGCGCCTCGACCTTGAGGAAGCGCCCCACGCCGGCTGCGATTGCCTGCGCGGCTGGGTCCTGCAGTGCCCCGGTGTCGATGATCCGGTTCGTGCCGACGGGCGTCACGCTCGCGGCCTGGAGCGTGGCAAGCGCCAGCTTGGCAGCAGAGGAGAGGGCCGGGTCATCTGTGACCTCGGCCCACACGCTCCCCTTAGGGGATCGCTGCTCCTTCCCCATTAGGACTCAGCGCCGTCCTCGGCCTGGGCGGCCTGGAGCGCAGCGAGCTGGGACTCCGCCAGCACCGCACGTGCGGTCATCGCGGACAGCTCGGCGGCGAGGCGGTTGATGATGTCCGAGGCGTCAATCTTGGGCTGGTCGTTCATGCCACCATACTAGCGAAGAGGCCCCCCCCCCC